GAGATGGTGGTGTATCACAAGATACACAAGATACATATGGGGATGATGGTTCAGTTGATTTTGACCCTGTTGCTAAAGGCTCACTTATAACCAAACGTAAAGCATCTGGTAAACTAAAGAAAAAATATATGAAGCGAGGTGGATTAGCTTCACGTTAATAATCCACAATATAAGGCTACTTATCCCCCAACAATAAATGGCTACGATAACCCCCAAGGAGAAGACATATGGCTGAAGAAGCTAATACGATAATGACAAAAGAAGCAACACCTAAAACAGCAATGTTTATGAATAGACCTTATTCTCAGGAGGAGAGAGTAAAAAGAGATGAAGAAGAACTTGCACAACTCGTTAAAGAGCAAAAAAGTGCAGGTGAGGTTACTGAAGAGAAAACAGAAGAAGAAGAGACACCGACTTCTGCTGAAGAAAGAACCTTTAAGAAACGCTATGGAGATTTACGCAGACATACCCAAGATAAAGAGAAGCAGTTTCAAAAACAACTAGATGATTTAAAAGAACAGTTAAGTAAAGCTACTAAGAAAGAGATGAAGCTACCTAAGTCTGATGAAGACATAGAAGCATGGGCAAGTGAATATCCTGATGTAGCTAAGATTGTTGAGACCATTGCAATGAAAAAAGCAATAGAGCAATCAGCCGAATTAGAGAGTAGAATACAAAAGATAGATGAGATGTCTGCTGAAGCAACTAAAGATAAAGCTGAAGTAGAATTAATGAGAATACATCCTGACTTTAATGACATTAGAGATAGCGATGACTTTCACGATTGGGCAGAAGAACAGCCTAAATGGGTACAGGATGCACTTTATGAGAACGACAATGATGCAAGGTCAGCAGGAAGAGCCATTGATTTATATAAGTCAGACAAAGGAATTGGCAAGGAAGTTAAGACAAAGAGTGATAAGAGTGCTGCTATGGAAGTTAGCACGAAATCTACTAAAACTAAGGTTGATGCTACAGAAGCAGGTAAAAAGATACGTGAGTCTGCTGTACAAAAGATGTCGGCTCAACAATATGAAAAACAAGCTGACACAATAATGGAAGCTATAAGGTCAGGTAATTTTATCTATGACGTATCTGGTTCAGCTAGGTAGGTATAGAAAATGACAGCACACTCAAAAATGTATGTGCCTAAGAAGAATGAAGAGTATATATCACCCTTTGGACCTTCAATGGCTTATAAAAAACTAACTCCTACATTTGTCAAGACTATGAATACATTAATGACAGATGAACTGCCTGACTTTTCTGACCAATTAGTTGGTAAGGTAAAACAAGAATTAGAGTTTAATAAAGAAATTGAAGCTCTTTGGATGAAAGAAGTATCTAGTTTTATAGCTAGGTTTCATTCTTACTCAGAGCAAAGAAACTCTTTTGGTGTCAAGAACTTAAATACTGAAAAGTATAATTACGGCATAAAAGTAAATTCAGGATGGTTTGTTAGGCAATACGAACATGAGTACAACCCTATTCATTTACATATAGGTTCTAGTATGTCATGTGTTGGTTATCTAGCATTACCTGAAGGCATAGAAAAAGAATGGGAAGAGGATTATAAAGACCATCACCCTGCTAATGGACACATACAATTTGTTCATGGTACATCATCAGGTTATAATAATACAAACTTTATGGTTAAACCACAGGTAGGTGACTTTTATATATTCCCATCTGACTTATTTCACTGTGTATATCCGTTTAAAACAAAGGGAGAACGCAGGTCATTCAGTGTAAACTTTAACTTTTTAGAGATGATTAAAGATAAAGATAAAAAGAATGTTGACAAATAGTTATTTTTAAGTATAACTATATGTAACTAAAGGTATAACCTAACCCCTTTCTAGGATACTTATGTTATACTTAACTACCCACTTTAGAGATTACCCAATTATATGAGCCTACAAAGGACTTGCTATCCCACGTACAACCTCAACTATGAATGGTCCTTATAAAGTAAAATGACTAAATTATAGTACACTTATGTGTACATTTGCTAAATGTTTAAGGAGATTAAAATGGCATTTGGAACAGCAGGAGGTTACGGTAACCTACCTAACGGTAATTTTAGTCCTATTATTTACAGCAAACAAGTTCAACTTGCATTTCGCAAGGGTTCTGTTGTTGATGCAATCACTAACTCTGACTACTTTGGAGAGATTGCAAATATGGGCGATTCCGTTAAGGTTATTAAAGAACCAGAAATAACCGTTAAGGCATATTCTCGTGGAACTACAATTACTCCACAAGACCTTGACGATGAAGAATTTTCACTTACTATTGACAAAGCTAACTACTTTGCCTTTAAGGTGGATGATATAGAAGAAGCTCACTCTCATGTGAACTTCCAAGAGCTTGCTTCTAACAGAGCAGCTTATAGACTAGCCGACCAATTTGACCAAGATGTACTTGGTTACTTGTCAGGCTACAAGCAGAGTGCTTTACATGAATCGGCTAGTGCTGTTAATACTACTGTTAATGGTAGTATCGCAGTATCTACAGCAGGTACAGATGAGCTATTATCTAGTATGCAGATGGATGCTGCCGACTTCGGTGGTACAGCTGCAGATGCTATTGCTATCCAACCTAGAACAGGTGGTGCTACTACAGCTACTCCTGCGGCAGGAGATAGAAACCCATTGACTGTTATTGCTAGAATGTCAAGACTTCTAGACCAACAGAATGTGGACACTAATGGCAGATGGTTAGTCTTAGACCCTGTGTTTATTGAAGTATTAAAGGATGAAGATTCAAGAATGTTTAACATTGACTTTGGTGGTTCTGGTCTTCAGAATGGTTTAATACTAAATAACCTACATGGATTTAAGGTGTATCAATCTAATAACTTACCAAGTGTAGGAACAGGACCTTCCTTTTCAGGAACTAATAGTTCTGCAAACTTTGGTGTTATTGTAGCTGGACACTCATCTTCAGTAGCTACTGCCGAGCAAATCAACAAGACAGAGACTTATAGAGACCCTGATTCTTTTGCTGATATTGTTCGTGGTATGCATTTGTATGGCAGAAAGATTCTTCGCCCTGAAGCAATCTGTACTGCTATGTATCACTTAGCTTAAAGGGGGATTAATTAATGGCAACCGTAAACTTAACTATAGCCGCTAGAGGAAATCACCCTAGAGGTAGAAAACCATACATGATACAGAATATTATTGACCTTGCTGTAGCTACAGCGTCTAAAGGTACAGCACTTGCATCTTCTGATGTATATCAGTGTCTTAATATTCCGGCTGAATCAGTGATTCTTCATGCTGGTTTGGAAGTGACAGCACTATTAACAGGTACATCATCTGACACTGGATACGACTTAGGTATCACAGGTGGTGATGTTGATAACTTTGTTGATGGTTTTGATGCTGATGGTGCTGCCGTAGGGGATTATGCTCCTACTTCAGCAGCTTATGCTCCTGTAATGGTTGGAGCAGCTGACACTCTTGATATACTCGTAGCAGCTCAGACTGGCACTACACTCACAGGTAAGATAAGGGTTTTCGCAACTCTTATGGATGTGAGTGATGCAGGTGACATGGCAGCTAATGAAGTTGATAGAGACACTTTAGCTTAACTTATATATGAGAGAGCAGGGCAACTTGCTCTTTCATTTTACTTAGGAATTAACATGGCAGAAACTTACCTAACACTAACAAATAAAGTAATAGCAAGGTTGAATGAGGTTGCATTAACTTCATCAACTTTTTCTAGTGCTAGGGGTATACAAGTTCAATGCCAAAACTCTGTTAATGAATCAATTAGATACATTAATCAAAAAGAATTTCAATATCCATTTAATCATGCTACTGATACAGAATTATTAACAGCAGGTGTTGCAAGATATAGTATACCTGCTACTGCTAAAACAGTAGATTATAATACATTTAGAGTAGTAAAAGATTCTGATTTAAGCGTTGTGGGTGGTAGACTTCGTATATTAAATTATAATGATTACATAAACGCTTTTATTACACAAGAAGATGATGTAAATAGTACTACAACTAGTACAACTCATACAGATAGTGTTACTACTATAACTGTTACAAGTACCTCTGGATTTGATAGCTCTGGTACTTTGTTTATAGGTAATGAAGAAATTACATACACAGCTATAGGTTCTAGCACTACATTTACAGGGTGTGTAAGAGGAGAAAACAGTACTACTGCAGCTTCAATAGCTAGTGGTGTTACTGTAACACAGTTTAATGGTGGAGGTGTTCCAGAATTTATTGTAAGAACTCCTGACAATAACTATTTACTATATCCTTTCCCTAGAAAAAAATACACTATTAAGTTTGACTATTTTACTTTTCCTACAGATATGTCTGCTCATGGAGATGTTACTACTGTTCCTGATAGATTTGCTGCTGTTATTATAGATGGTGCTACAGCATTTGTATATCAGTATCGTGGGGAAACTCAACAATATCAACTTAATATGGATAGATTTGAGCAAGGCATTAAAAATATGCAGACTTTACTTATTAATAGATTTGAATATATAAGGTCTACGTATATATCTAAATCTAATAGTAGCACTGGTTCTAATTTAAATATACGAGTAAACTAGTATGGCTGATTTATCGCAAACAACTCCTTCAGCTTTTAACTGTGAAGGTGGGTTAGTATTAAACAAATCTACTTTTATGATGCAACCCGGAGAAGCATTGGAGTTGAGAAACTTTGAACCTGCTATTGATGGTGGTTATAGAAGAATAAATGGATTTGCAAAGTA